AGTAACTGTAGCACCCTCTGGGGCCTTCTGTGGGAAGCTGAAGACCATTGTCTGATCTGGCTTGAACACATCAGGTTCCGCTGGGATACCTTGACTAACCATGAACTGTGTCAGGGGGTCTTTAATATCTCCACGGACACGGCGGATGTAGTAGGGACTATGACGGGCATGGATGCCTGACGCTGAATCAACAAGCTGTGAAACAGTACCACTAGGCTTAACGCAAGTAATGGCAGCAGATACAGGTATCCCCAGCTTTGCAGCCCATTCAGCGTTCGTATCGACTGCGATTTGTTTAAGTCGCTCAAGAGTTTTCTCCAATCCAGCGTTCTTCGTTGTCATCAACGGGTTGTCCATTATCCCTGTGAGAGACACACCGAGCAGCCGCTCGTCTTCGGTGTTTCGCTGCCACACCTTTCGCAGGTAAGGAAATGTTGTGAACGTCGATTGGATCGTACCCAAAATGGTTGCCAATCGTACTTTTCGCTCAAGTGATTCAATAGTGTCAGTAGCACGTACAACGGCCTCCGTTAGGTTGCAGAATTGATAGGGACGTAGGATGATTTCTGAGCCTCACACCACGGGGTTACATTAGCATACCCGCTTGTGCGCTGGACTATCGCATACGCATTGCTGCGCCCTTTCCGCTTAGTCTCTCACGCTGCCATTACGCTTGCGCCCTGTCGCCCTGCTACGGGCTTCCAAGTCAATAAGGAAAGGTTTTGAATCCGCACTTTGTTGTCGCTTACGGATTTGTCCCAAAGTCGAATGACGCATCTCTGCGACCATTCTTTTCTGCTTGTTTCTTAGATGCTTCACGGTTGAAGATACCGCGCTCACCTGATCCACTCTCTACAAGTGCCATCCACTCCCGCATAAACGAAAGACTGTCTGGTTTCTCAGTGTAGGATACTGAGTTGTTCGCTAGTCCACGTTGGGGGTTGTTAGACCACCACTCACCTGACTTCGCATGGCGCATACGGTCATCGCTCAGGTTAGACAGAGAGATCATAGCTGATCGACGTACACCGCCCACAACTACAACTTCACCAATCTTACACATGATGTCGTGGCACTCGATAGACGATAGCTTACGACCCTTGGCGTTCTTGAAGACGTTAACTACGAAGTTAAAGAGTTCCACTAGGGGCGCTGGGCCTGACGCGCGGCCACCAAAGGTTTTTAGCTTGGCTCCCGCTGGGCGTACTAGACCTACATCCCACTGAGGAATCTCACCACTATACAGGAGTGCAATCACTTGACGAAGTGCTTTAGCCCAGCCTTCCTTGCTATCCTTAACGACGATTGTTGTTTCGCTATCAAACAGCATCTCAGGTACTTCTGGTAAGTTAGTGACGTACTGACGCTCTACAGAGAACCCTACACCTGTTCCGCATAGCAGAATGTACATAGCCTCATCAAAGGCAAGCACGTCATCCACTGGTAGGTAGGAACAGTTGTACGCGGCTGTGTTGTCTCGCTGCATCGCTGGACCAGCTGTCATCAACGCTCGCATACTCGGCGTCAACTCAAGGTTAAGGATAGCTTCCTCGATCTCCTGAGCGGTCTTACCGTCAACCTTACCTGCCACTACGTTATTCATGTAGCGACCTACAGTTTCACCCCAAGTCTCGCGGCGTCCCTCGTCCTCCAACCAACGTGCATAACGTGATGTGTGGATAAAGGATTGGTAGTCTGTTGGTAGATAGTTGTTCATTTGCCGCGCCCCCGTGCGTCTTTGTCTTCACCCAGCCATACGAGGCGGTCGATGTCGGCACGGTTGATGCCAATATCGTTAAGCTCTTTGTCAGTTAGAGAATTAAGTTCTTTGATTACTCGACGGTGTTCCCGCCATGTCGCCAAGAAGTTCATGTATCGCCAGAACCAACTCATCGGTTGTCTCCTGACCCAGCAATCACACCGCGCTCTTTGCGGTCTGCTAGTTTATTGAGGTTCTTCTCAGCGACTGCATCAAGTCCTTGACCTAGGTCTTGCGAGAGGACTGCGAGATACCAAAGAACGTCACCTAACTCAGAGGCGATTTCTTGTTTGGTTGTAGTGTCGAACACACCGCCCTTATCACGATAGACCTTCTTGATCTTATTCATGACTTCACCGACCTCTCCCGCGAGGCCCATTGCTGGGTACGAGATACGGCTTTCTTCTGGGTAAATAGCGGTCTGTAGGGCCTTACGTTGATAAAAAGAGAGGTCCATTATAGCTCCTAGTTTGGGTTACCTAGGAACGGTGATTAATAGCCTCTAGTTGTAGTATTCTTCACTATCGAAGTCTGGCAGCGCCTTCATGAGCGCAGTCAAACCTTCATTCTCTGTTCCGATAGCTTCGATATTATTGTCCTTCAGGAAACGGATCGCTGTAGACAATTCAGCAGCACTAGCCTCTCCACTCTGAATACGAGCTAGTAGGTCAGACGCGATTGCAGCGTGTAGGTTTCCGAGTAATTCTTTAGATGCAGACATCTTATTCTCCACAGGCCCTGTCTAGGGCGTCTAGGAGGGCCGCGCCTGTCACAACAGACCCATCCCCACCATCGTTAATCAATGCCTCTGTGTGGTCGTCTCTGAGTCTCTCAGTGCCATCACAGATTGCTTGCTCACTTATTACGGTTGCGCAGCCACTCACGAGCGTCATCAGCATCACGCTTAACACTACTAGCTTCATCAATACGCTCCCGTGTTTCTTGATATGTTTCTAATTGTTTCCGAACAATCTTGTCGGCTTGTGCTTGTCGGCCCCTTACGTAGGCCGCAAAGATGATAGCTAGGAACCCTGCGGCCCCTAGCATCATCCCTTTGATTTTTCCGAGTATCATCGGTCCCCTGCGTTCCATTTAAGTAACCGCTCTTTGAGGATAATCAGCGCAGTTACAGTCACAACAGTTGCTGCAACGATAGCCACAAGCTGGGCTGTACCGTCTAGAGAAGCCACGGCAGTGACCCCTGAGCCAGCCGCAGTAGCCATCTGCACAACAGACGCTTTCATGGTCTTACTCTGTGTCTTACTCTTACGTATCTTAGGAGCGATATTCTTTACACGTCGAATTGTTAACAAACGGTCCATCGGGTAAGGCGCAACAGATACTTTGTTACCTTGGTTACCTCCGAGGACGTATACCTTACCCTCTTCGTAATGAGAAAAGAACGCTACGTGTCCCTTCCAGCTATCTGGAGAACCACGCCAGAATACCACAACGTCACCCTTACGGGCTTGTGATAGATCAACAGCTTCGCCCCACTTTGTGTAGGACCGTGCGTTTAGTTCGTTGGTGCCTTGGATACCACACTCTGCCAACACAGACCCGACAAACGCAGCGCACCACGGGGTCTCATCATCTTGTACCCAAGAATGACCAGAGTCCGCATAGAACTTAACGATTTGTGGGTTGTGTTTTGCAGCGGGGTACTCAGTGACCCCAGTATATCCCTCAGCAACATCATAAATATGTTGTGACAATATATTACCTATTTGTTTCTAAGCATCTCTTCTAGGTGCTTAATGGTTGCTCTACTCTCAGCTAACTCTGCACGGACGTGAGCCATCTCTTGAAGTAAATGCTCAACTTTGGTGTGTAGGTCCTTGTTTTCCTTTGACAAAGCGTCAACTTGGATGCGCAGAGTGTCCGAGAACTGTACTCTAGTCTCGTTGTCTTTCATGGCCTTTTCGTGGGTAAACTTAGCTTTAGTAGAAAGAAATCCCCATAAACCAGCCGACCCTACTAGGGCGATAATAACGGGGATATACTCATCGATGTTCATGTATTAAATCTCCGTTGTTCTAACACCTGTCGGTTAACTAAGTCTGCCAAGTAGACAGCGTGTAGTGTCATCCAGATAAGTGAGACGATATGGAACCACTCGGACAGAGAGTGAGCCGAAGTGTTCCTTTGGTGTGACGTGAAACCGTTTACACCGAATGAGTGGTATACGGGTTCCACAGAGTGTGGTTCGTGCATCAGAAGGAGAACTAGGATGTAGAGAGATACCACTACATCTAATAGTAAGACGTTGCGCAGAAGCACTGGGCTACCCCAGATGGTAACTGGAGCGACCGCAGCGCTAATACACGCCCAGAACAATAGTAAGTTGCTTGGGATACACATCTCACATACGCCCTGAAGCATCCCCGCCATGAGGACGCCCCAGAAGCTGTATGTTAACATCTGTGCAGGACCGTTTGCTGTAACGACCTTATCGTAGGTCCCGCGAAGACCGAGCATTACTCTTCAGAGAGGAGTGCAGCAGTACGCGCTTCGGCCTCGGCGTGACGTTCAGCGGCTGTGTTAACCAAAGAATTTTCAAAAGCATATGCGACGATAGCGTCTCGTGTCGCGGGGACTTGGATTTCGTTGTCCAAACAATGTTTCACCGTTATGTCTACGATTTCATCAGTAGCTTTCCTAGCTCTTTCGAAAACTACGTTCTCTGCCCAATCTTGGGCCGACACAGCAGCGTATTCGAGACCTTTTTGTTGAGTAGCGCTCAGTTCAATTTTTATAGTGTTCATTTTTTTTCCTAAATTTAACTTATTAGAGCGCCTGAAAACGCGCCGTATCCTGTTCCATATGTTTCAGTAGGACCATTCCAGATTTGAACGGTATCACCAGAACTGAGCCAGAAAATTCCTGATAAACTTGGACTTGAATACGAGCTACCTGCTTGGTTTTCTAGAGTATCTCCGTATGTGTTACTCAGACCGCCGTTTATCCTAAATTCTATTCGGTGGTAATAAGGTGACTCGTATCTTATCAGTACGTTAGCGTGGAAAGCGTAGACACCATCAATAGGCACGGTAAACACCCCATTAGTGTTATTATAATGTCCACCAATGTTATGCCTAATAGACTGCCACCTGATTGCGGCGTCAGCAGTACCCTGAGCAGGATGATAGACATTAAAAAATGGATTATAGGGCTTAGTGACTCTACCAGAACTGTCGATATTCATGGCTACCGAGCCGAGTTTACTTTGGGAAGACACATCCCCATATCTAAAACTTAACTCGCCACTGTCTGCCCAAATTTGCCAGTCGTTTACGCTGGCTGACAAATCCTCTAATGTTAAGTGAGGTCGATAGGTGCTATTTCGAATACCTTGTGTGTCAGAAGCAGTGCGTGAATCTTGAACGTGTAAAGCCTCTACTGGATCAACCCTGACCCCTACTTTTCCGTCGGAGGTAATGCGTAAGGCATCAGAAGACCCTGTTCTGAAAAGTTGGTCCCCTGAAGAACCCGAGTCAAACGTGGTAACATTTCCATTCTGGTAGATGAAAACAGAGTTGTTGTCCGCAGTGTTTCTTATCTGTATGCCACCTGAAAAATCGTCAGAAGTCTGCGCAATGTGAAGTTTAGAGCTAGGAGTTGGTTCACCAATACCTACGTCACCACTAGGTGCAATAGTAACAGCAGTAGAAGACGCACCATCTGCGATCCCTGTTGTACTGTTAAACGTGTCCCAAGAACTGCCATTCCAGACGTACATACTGTCGCTTGTAGAGTTCCAATACAGCGCCCCTGTCTGCAAAGCGTCTCCATCATTATCTACTGTAGGTGCAGTTGCTTTAGCGCCGAGGTATCTATCATCCAGACTATCCCAAGCAGCCTCTGCGTTTACCTCAGAAGATGCCGCCGCCGCTTCACTAGCTGCCGCCGCAACCTCAGAAGCCGCACTAGCTACTTCGCTCGCAGCCGCCGCTTGCTCACTGGCTAATGAAGCCGCCGCACTTGTCGCCGCGTTAGTCTCAGAGGTTGCACTAGCCGCCTCGCTTGCAGCCGAAGCTGCTTCGCTCGCAGCCGCCGCTGTCTCACTAGATAAAGCCGCAGCTTCGCTGGCACCCGCAGCAATACGGTGGTTATCCGCGTCTGTAGCGTCTGACTGAACAGTAGCTAGGTAAGTCTGAGTAGTGTCACGGGCTACTAGAGTTTCATCCTTCAAGTCCTCAGCTTCATCCCGAAGAGCCTGAGTAGCAACCTCAGCAGCCAATGCGCCATCCTGAGCCGCAGCGTCCACGGTATCCAGAACTTCTTGCATGGAGTACAGCAGGTAGTCTGAGTTCTTGTTAAGGTCTTCCGCGAGTAGAGCCGAGCCATCCGCAAAGGTAATCGCACGGGTTGTCAGGGGTGTCTCGCGGCGAATTTCAATCGCAGAACCCGCAACGATAGCCCCTCCAACCCCATCGGTAACCCGCAAGGTTGTCGCGTTTAGTTTAGTGAAAGTGTGGTCTGCCTGAGGGTCAGCATTGGACGTACCATCGACGTAAACCGCAATGTGGTCTTCGTCTAGGTAGTCCCATGTGATCAGATAGTCCGTGGTTGTTCCATCGGCAATATAGTCCGATATAGCATACTTTACCGTTGCCATTTATTTGTCCTATTCTTGGAATGCTTCATTAAAACGATCAAAGCGGTCCATGCTTCTTTCGGCTATGTCGTCTTGTTGTAAGAGATAACGCTGCACTCGATTATTTTGGTTCGTTTCATCAGCTAATTCTTTTAGCTCCAAATACTGTGGAGTTAGGTTTTTAGCTTGATCCCTGAACGCTCTAATAATGGTACTGATTGCGTTTTGGCGTGTACCGCTAGAAGGCTCACCGCGCTCTTGGTCGATCAGTTCATTCTGGTATGTATCAGACGCCATAAAGTCGGTCAGAGTGTCCCTCATGTTCTTACCGTCGATCAGAGTTGTAGAAGATAGTTCCACTAGGTGATCGTAAAGTGACTGAGGCCCGTCACCGTATGGGATGTCCTGTAAACTCTGACGTTGAGTACCAATAGTGATACCCGCAGCCATCTCACCAAAAGCGGATTCATCCCGCATGGAAAGGCGACTAATCTCAGAGAACAGCGCATCTTCACTACGATAATTGCCAATGTTAGACAGACCTAAGGGATCATACTTAGCCGTAGGGCGCGTAATGATTTCACCTAGAATATCTCGTTTTGGGTCAACATCGTTGTAGAGACCTGTGCGAGCCTGAAGAACGTCTACCATATCCCGAACCTCGCGGAACGCATCGTCGCCGTTAGTTTGGTTTAGGATGTTAGGAACAAACGAACCGACCATACTGTTGAAAGAGCGCTCCCTTGTATAAGGGTCACCCACGAACAACTCGAAGAAACCAGCTAGACCTTGCGTGAACGTCTTGTTTACTGTGTTTTCAGCGATTGCCAGCATGACCGCAGCCGCAGCGTTTGTCTTTGAGTTGTTCTTCTCGTTGTATGGATCCCGCATGATCTCATTAAGATCAGCTAGGACAGACACAGCGTTAGCTATCGGTTCATAGCGTTGATAAGAAACCCAATAGAATGATCCATCTTCTCTTTCTACTTTGAATGAGTAAGGTTGATTATTCTTGAGCCATTCTGCGCGGATACGAGGGTCAGTAGGTCCTGAACCCGTAAAGTCCTCACGACCTGCCAGAGAGTAGCCAACGTAAGATAAAGCAGCGGCAGTAGCCATCTTACCTCGCGCTTGTGCAGCACGTATGGGATCGCCGCTATATAGATCATCTCTAAAGCGCTTCGATGTAAACTGAAGCACGGGCATATTTTGGAACGATTGGCTTAGAATGTTCATAGGTGTTCGAACAAAAGGCATAACGAAACGCCAAAGTGCTGCCCCTGCCCCTTCACCGCGCCCTAGAGCCTGTATCTTTTGACCGAAAGAACCCGCTTCCAGTTCTTCGGTGAAGGTTGACCGTTGCGCTTGCAACAAAGCATCAGGACGAATAGCGTCCCCAGTTTTACCAAAACTTTCCCGAAGGTACTTCTGGATAAAAGCGTCTCGCTCCTGACCTTTCAGTCCCGCAGCGTCAGCTTCCATAGCGGCGTCTGCCATGACACGCCCACGGTATGTCGCTTGCTTGAAGAACTCATCCATTGTCAGAAGCAATCGAGAAGGCATAGAAATCACCTTCATGGCAGGGCCTTTTGCGCCTTTACCGATATCGTCCTGCATATCGAATTTAGACTGTTTATAGTCCAGAATGGGTTGATCTTCATAGAAAGTTTTAGCCGCCATCCTCATGGATTCTAGAGACGAGGAAAACTGGTAGCCAAGTGTTCGCGCACCATGTTTAACCTGCCCACCAGCGATCTGTTGTAGAGGGATCATGATGGAGTTCATCGCAGTGCCGACAAAGTTGACTTCCTGCGTACCGACACCAGACAGCAGTGCGTTGATACGGAAGTGGTTGATATTATCCATAGCTTTCTGGAGACTCTTACCTAAGCGTAAGGATGTCTTCAAAGGTTGATCAGAACTCACAACAGCCCTAGCCATCGCACGTGCATCAGAATTTTCCAAGTTGTTGCGGATCATCTGGCGCAGCTTGGGATCAGCAGTTCTGCTAATCTTCATGGCATTAAGCGCACGAGCTACGTTTGCACGGGCAGCGTCAACCGACATCAAGATATTAGCAGCTACTTCTCGACGCGAGTTGAAAGCCATCATTGCTTCATCAACACTCTGATAGGCACCTGTAACTTTTCCGCTGTCGATCATCTCAGCTAGTTCTTTGATCTCCAGTTCCATAGCTAAGAGCATACGGTCTTTAGCAACGATCTCAGCCGCCAGCTTGTGTGGTGGGACGTTGATGTTACCCGTCATTTCAGCAAGGAACTCTTCAGGGTCTCTGCCTAGCATATCAGCCATGTTACGCAGTCGGCGGGTACTGTCGGCTTTAACCGTAGACCAGCGCTGTACGTCACCACCACGCATCTCCATGAAGTCACGCTCTAGAACGTTCTTTACGGCAGACATCTGAGCTAAGACATCATCGTAGTCGTTCATGGTGTCTACAGAACGGAAGGACATCTTAACGGCCTGTGCAGCCGCCTGTGGGTCGCTCTCGGCTAACTGTGTGCTGAGACGAATGTTCTCGATCTGATCAGTTGTTAGACGATACGGAACTTTTACAGCAGTGCCTATCTCTTCTGGAGTTTGACCGCGAGGGGCCTCTAGATCGAGAGACAACTGACCGTCCGCGTCTTCTTTAGGAAACACACGATCTGCCAAGTCGATAGTGACCTGCGCATCGTCAGCAGCTTCTTGACCGACCTTAGCGATTTCACCGTCGATAGAACGTGAAAGTTCTTTAGATTGATCTAGGAACTCTTGTGCTGCCTCTGGGTCACCTTCCCGCATAGCTTTAGCGGCCTTAAGTCCATAAAAGACACTCTCAATAGCAACACCGAGAACACCACCCTCAGCCATGTTACGAGCGCGGTTCATCCACTCAGGGTCATCTGGGTCTGTCGCTAGGAGGTCTGTGACGATCCCCATGTCAGCACCCATAGCCTCTAGGGAAGCTGTGAGGTTTGCATCATCTGGGTTGATAATAGTACCGTCAATCGCAGCACCAGCCATGAGACCTTGGAATACTTTACCAGACTTAGCTACCTTACCAAAGGCACCAAAGTAAGGAACTGCGAAGGTTGTAACACCTTGGACAAAACCTCCTAACGCCGTATCTGCATCGTCGATGTAGTTAAAACCTTCAGGGTTCACCAGACCTTGCTCTTTGGCCGTAGTAAACTCTTCACCAGAGATAATGCGAAGACCGTTACCATCCCCCCAGACAACGCGAGGCATAGTACCGAATAGGCTATCGCCTACCCAATCGCCAAACTTCGCAACGCCTGTGAGTACATCCTCAGCACCAGCTAGAGGCGCTTGAATAAGTGTGTCGTAGAGGACGCCGTTCTTATCGTCAGGCTCCTCAGGGATCGGAGTGGGTCGCAGAATAGATTCTGCTTGTCCAGCACCGTGCATCTGGTTGAACACACGAACACTTGCAGGATTATCCGCGTTTTCCCTGAGGTACTCAATGTCAGCCTCAGGAATAACCAAGGCTTCGTTCTCTAAAGTTGCACTAGCATTATTATCTAGATAGTTCTCAGCAGCCCGTTCACCAAAATGGTGATTGAACGCCTTCAGAACATTAGGATCGTTTCGGTGTTCGAACAGCCGATCCAACACCTCTTGAGAGGGTTGCTCTTGGTTATTTTCCATGATTCACCTTAATTGTTAGTTATTCCTAGCTGTTCTAGGATTTCCGCCGCTGTACCAACGCCATAACGGGCCTCAAACGCTTCAACCGTCTGAGAGATCACATCAGGGTTATTGATTGCGTCTGAAAGCGTCTTGAGTAGAAGCTGTTGGTCGTAATCAGTCATGCTACCTTCGTATGTAGGCTCAGGTATGACAGCTTCTGTAGTTACAGCTTCAGCGCCTTCACCAAATAGAATATCAGTGCCTAGCTGAATCTCTAGGTCCTGTCGTTCAAACCGCTGATCCACGAAACCATCAACACGGTTTGCTATAATTCTTTTAGCTTCCTGAGCGTCCAACGCCTGTTGCTCTGCTCGTAGACGCAGGGTTTCCTCTAGCAGGTATGGATTTGAAGTGACTGAGATTCCACCGTCGTTAACAGCCTTGCCGTATTCATCTAATCGGGCTTTGAACATATCTGGATCAGTTACACGATAGTAGTCCATCGTAGCCCGTTCAGCCCGTTCGATTGCCTCTCGAACAGCTTGGTTATTCCTCGATTGTCCGTCTGGTAACGCAGCAAACTCTTCAGATAGGTACGAGTTGAAGCGCAGTTTAATATCGTCAGACATTCCCCCAGAGTAATCACCAGTAAGAGTCGAAATAACACTATCATCGGGTGTCAACGCGCCTGTGATACGGTTGATCGTTGGGCGTATTAGGTCTTGAGCCGCTTGAGTTTGGTACGCGCTTTCGGGGTCTGTATGTTCTGCTAACTTATCAAACGCGAACTGAATATTATCTTCACTAAAACGCCGCCCGTCTTGTTGTTGTAGAGAGATGAAATTCGACAGGTCAGAAGGACTGTTAATATCACCGTTTGTGAAGGCATCTGTAATTATAGAATTGTTCAACCCTTCTTGCATCGGTCCAATATCGTTATGAATAGTATTCATAGTGGTATAAGCTGTCTTTGCCGCTGCAAACATGGCTTGTGAATCAGGACTGTCGGCAATCATCTCGCCCATAGTTTTACCATCTTCACCCATAGGCGTTGCGAGGAGTTGGGGTAAGGAAACACCAGCGTTAGCAGGATCAGAAAAGAAGTCAGTTACAACGTCAGCCGCTAAATCAATGTTATCTTTCCGTTGTCTGGCCTCAACACGCTCTTGAACCTGCCTACGGAACTCGATGTCACGTTGGATTCCCATTCCTTGCTCGGTTGCATTGTTCCACTCTTCAGGTGTCAGGTTTAATTGACCACTTTCTTGGGCAGCTAAAAGTGCAGGAATCATATCGGGGTCATCCACAGCATCTGCGACATTTAGATATGCTGCTAAGATTGCCCTACGCGACGTGGGACCAGTTAGTCCTGTTCCATATGCTTGGTTGTTCAACCCAGACAACTGTTCGAGTACCTCTTCCCGAGTGCGTTCTCCTCGAACCATACCCATTACAAACTCTGAAGCCCGTCTCTGCACAGCAGCGATGTGGTTACGTTCCATTTGACGGGAGACGTTACTCATATGGGCAGCACCCATATTAAAGGCTTGTTGCTGAACTACAGGAACCGCGCCTGACAAGAAGTATTCATTCTGGTTCTCAGGGTCATTTAGGAAACCGTGGACCCGTTCATTCATCCAAGTGCGGAAAGCCTCAGGATTGGTGTTACGTTTTAGTCCTGATCTCTCATACTCAAGAGTAAGGGTTTGGTTAAACTCCATACCCGCTTTTTGACCCATAGCCTCATTATAGACTTGGTTGTAAGCACGGGATTGGGGTCGGAATATATTACCGAGGCGTACCTCTGTTAGTTCTGCGTCTGGATCAAGACCAGAAGCCGCGTCAGCCTTAGCTTGACGTTGGGCATCTTCGACATCCCGTTGAATTAGTCGGGAGGACATAGTGCTTGCCACATTAGACGCAGCATTAAGCCCTTGGGACATCGCAGCTTCACCCACGCGATCCCGTGCGGGTCGATAGTAAGTATCCACTACATTGAGTAAGTTACGAGCTGCTCCACGTTGCGGAACATCTGGTGTAATTCTAGCCATTTTACATTGCTCCTGCGTAAGAACTGAAACCTGTGGCACCTGCTTTGAGGATGTGTCCCATGTTCAATGAAGTAGTCGGCACGGCAGCAATTCGCCCTTTAGCCTCTTCAGTGTAACCAGACAGGTTACGATTAGTTTGGATTTTCAGGCTGTGTCTCTCTAAACGGTCTCTATACAAGTTACGCGCTTCGACGGAGTTTCGCTCCGCCAGCATATCCGACATGGCCTGACCGCCACCGCCCGTCTCAAACGCAGACACCATAGCGAGGTCCGTAGCTGATCGTGCTTGCAGCGCTCGATCCATAGAGGTCATCAGGAGTTGTCTGTTGTACTCAACAAACGATTCCATCTCTTGATCTTGCTTGTATGCAGAAGCGCCACGAGCTTGGGCGGCGTTGTTCAAAGCTGCTTGGTTTTGAGCGTTAACTTCAGAGATACTACCAAGTAGATTAAGACCGCCTGAGATAGCGGCCATTGTAATGGGGTCCATAGTGTATCCTACAATATTTTAACGAACTCATAGAAACTCTCTTGGTTCCTACCGTAGTTCTTGTGTTCTTTGATAAAGGTGAAACCGCACCATTTGAGCCACCTGTGGTGGACCTTGTTTCGTGCGTCTGTGTAGTTAAAAGCGCATTTGTAACCGTTAGTCACATTGGCTAACTCTTCCCTACACTCTCTGATAAATTGACGTTGGTGCGTGATCAGGTCAGGGGTTGCCATCATCCAGACACACCCCAAACCGTTCACCCTAGTGTCGTTAACACCGTATATACCAATAGGCGTACCGTCAGGACCGCATACAGTCATACAGCGCCTAGACAGCATGATAACCGTCCTAAGCGCTGTACGAGGAGTTAAACCGCTCTGAGCGTCTAATTCAGCTACATCCGCATCCCGTAAGTTTTCCTCTAGGTGACCTAAGTCTTTCTCTAGGGTTTTACGGACGTAGCATTTCATTAGAGCCTCTGTGTTTTCCCGACATACATTCCTGTCCATTCCATCGACCCGAAGGCACAAGGGAACGCACTGTCGTTAATGATTTGAATTTTCACTTTGTCGTTCTGTGCGAACACGGGGAACCTGTATTCACCTGTGTCCCTCGGCATCAATCCTGTGACGTTATCACCGTCCGCAAAGATACGAGCATTGAACAGGTGTTCGAAGGTTTGGTTGTTTTTAGGAGTGACCTGAACCTTGAAGAACGCTGTGTCCATGTAGATCAGAGACATATACCGAAGTTGCACACGACCCTCTTGGATCGCTGCTTCCCCTGTAGCTGTGTTTTCTCGAATATATTGAGGAGAGAACTCATACAGGAAGGTGTACTTTGTACCTGCGTTGATGCTCCAAGCTGTCGCGTCTACACCTGCTAAGTGATAGGTATTGTTGTTTACTTTTGTCACTTTCATCTTCTGGCCTTTAGGGTCCTCCATCTTGAAGAACTCTAGAGTATCAGGGTGCGAGTACGGGATCGTGATTTCTGTCCGTTCCTCAGTCGCGTTGTATGTCAACGTCATCTGTGTCTCGTCAATACGGTGATCTAGGAGCGCCTTGTCGATAGGCTTGGTGTCCAAGAACATCTTATCGAGGTACATTTGTCCGTCCACTTTGTAGACAATGTACAAGAAGTCTTCGAGGAACTGCGTACCCATGATGGTGACATCCTCTCCAAAGTCCCATTGGGACCACGAAGTTTGAACCTTCTCACCACCTGACGTGTACCACTTGTAGACGTACAGCTTACTTGGTTCTAAAGCAGACAAGCAGACCATAACGTCATCGTATGTGGAAACTGCCAAGGTCCTTACGTCATTCGGGATATAGCTAGGGATTTGGACTGTTATCTCATCCGCGTCTACGGTCTTGAGTTCTTCGTCGATATATAGCTCCCGAACTGTGGAGTTCGTCGAACCGTTAGTAACAAAGAACACGATAGGCCCTGAGGCCACTGGGGACGTGTAAGGCGAACAAGCAAACTTCGTTGAGGGTACGATACCTACAGATGTGGGCGACAGGACATTCTCAGATGTAAGTTTGAATTGCTGGCTGTCAGAGAACAACACGAGTGTGTCTGAGAAGATAGCAGCGTGATAAAGGTTGTTAACACGCCCTGTGATCGAGGCAACGTCAATTCGGTCTGAGGCAAACACCTGAACAACCGTGGTTCGATATAGGTTCTCAAGTTCACCCACGGCAGACATGATCACGTTCTCTTCACTCAGGAAGCCTAATCGACCCTTAAAGAGGAACATAGAGTTGATTGTTTGTCCTACAAAGGTTGGGTTAGGGTTTGTGTCTTCATCCCCTACAGACCTCGCGGGATACGAGTGACGCTTGAATGTGAAAGTGCCGTTGGACTCACGCACAAGTACGTGGGGCATGGTCTCTGGGTCTAGCTCTTCAGTAGCGTTGTAGCCGGCTGTCTCGATCCAAACACCCTTGTCGTACTCTACCCAATAGTCCTCTGTGGTATCATTTAGGTTACCTTTAATCTGTACAAGGCGTCCTTGTTTTTCAGAAGGGGGTAGTTTGTCAAAAGACTGAATACGGTCTGTGAACGCTTCCATAGCGTTGCCGCCAAACTGATCGAGGACTTCGATAGATGCACCAGCGGGTACTGTGAACGATAATACAGGGCCATACGTCCTAGCATCGCTGTAACCTTTAGAAATAGCGTCTGCTTTAAGTTCCGTAGCAATGTCAGATGTACCCTCAAGCGCTGTAGACGCTGTGGTATTGTCTTCGGTTGTCGTGGTAGCGGCGAGGACACCGTTTACATAAACAGCGTATGTCGTAGAAGCGACTGCGCGTTTGATAAACACAGACGCTCGTGTGGTCGGGTTATCTCGTGTCTCGGTCAGTGAATTTGTGGAAATTACTTTTTCTGAGTTGAGTACAAACGTGGTGTCAGCAACAGTTACGAAACGTAGCTTTTCCCACATATCTGTTGTGGGCAGGTAAGACTTACCGTTAGGGAAGTTTACCGTTTGTTTAACACCAGTTGTGTCGTACACCTCAAGGTCACCTGAGCCGCCGATAACAATGTACCGCTCTTCGAAATCACGGTTGATAACGTGTATAGCCGTGGCATCGTTATCAGGAACTGTCGAGTTTAGCGGGCCAATAAATTCTGTAGGTGGTCGTTTCTGTAAGCCAGCGACAACAGACGGATAAGCGTTTTTCATCTCTTGACCAGATGTACGCAATCGTTGGGGCGGAGGCTGTTGAGAAACACCACTGATTAGGTTGGATACCGTGGTGGAGACTAGGGGCATTATGTCACCTCTTAATAAGCTGTACGTGAAAGGATGCCAGCAACAGCACTGTTACCAGTGAGCATATTGTTGTCTTCAACTTCCATGTTTTCAGCCAGTAGAGCGGCACGGGCCATGTCTTCATCTGCCACGTTAAAGCTGGACACTGCGCCAGAACCCATAACACGTTCTTGGTAGATACGCGCTGATCGGATAGCGATATAGCGACGACAGATTTCAGGTAGTTCTTCGAAACCTAGAGCGACCACCATGTCCACCCGTACTTTATCTTCAAAGCTGTATGTGTGTTTCACTCGGTCATATAAAAGGCGACCACGAGCTACGAGGTCTTTATCTTTGTCATCACCAACGGAGTCGATAGAAAGGATGTTAGCGGGTAGCACGAGGTTGCCGTTTGTGTTTGGGATTAGCTGGTAACCGATCTCGGTGTTCCAGTAGAAACCGTGCGCTTGTACTTCGCGGGTCACCTGACGCACTAGGTCTCTTGCAAGAGCAGCGTCAACGGTGATGTCACCCGTAATGGCACTCACTGGCGACTCGCCAATGTTCGCAAGGCAGACGTTGACAGCTTCGAGTTCTGTCGTTGGGGTCAATAGAGTTGCCATGAGTATTCCTATTAGATGTAAAAAAGGACCCCTCTAGGTTAACTAGAGAGGCCCAAATTTGGATTAAACCGCAGCGCGGAGTTCGATGATGCACTCAGGGCGCAATACACCGTGACCAACAGCCATCTTAGATACAGCAAGTGTACCTTGACGGCGGATGTCGTATTCCATCTCAGTGGCCATATCCATCAATTGGACAGTACCGAGAGCTTGGCGCTGGATAACCAGAGCTTTAGTGTCGTCTGCATCGACAGCATACTTAGAAGAGAAATCAGGGTAAGCAGTTACAGCAGTGTGATCGACAACCAAGTTGTTAGACTTGACGATCTGCATACCAGCGACCTTCATGATCGCACCGTCAGAGTACGAACCGTTCGCACCGAAATCACGGTTGATCAGCTTATCGTCTTGTACGAGAGCATAGTAAGTAGCTGGAGAAACGATAACGAAACGATCAGCTTCTGGTACGTTCTTTTCGTCCAGAGTAGCAGCGGCGTCATAGATACCTGTGACGATCTGAGCAGTTGTTGGAGTTGCACCAAGAGCTTCAGAAGCAGCGTTATCTTGACCAGCAACACCAGCACCGAGACCAGAAGGATCACGAGCAGCTTTGACAGCCATAGACAGCAAGTTGCGGTCATATGTTTGTGCTAGAGCTTGGCCCATTTGCTTAGAATACTCAGCGCGGACATCATAGTGGTTTTTGGCTTCGTCGATGTTTGCGATAAATGTGTTCGCCATCAACAGGTCGTCAATGGTGATAACTTTTTCGCCATGCTCGACGTTGTTGCCAAGAATTTCAGCACCAGCAGTGTGGTACTCAGCAACGGTTTTACCGATAGCTGCGAACTGTGCAGATTTACCGTTCTGGATAGAGCGGATACGTGTTTTCTCTTTCATCACAGTTTGTGCGTTGAAAGTAGACATTACTTCGCCTGAGAAGACCTTCAGAAACAGGGCGTCAGTTGCACCTGTTAGACCAGCCTGACCCACGCGGGATGGATTAGCATTAGACATTTTATTTCACCTTGGAAAAGAGTTTAGATTGTTAGGGTATTCACTAACGGTCCAGTTGCGCTCTTTCCGATAAGGTTATCCCTCGTAAGGGGCCTCAACGTATTCGTTTGCTTTGGTTGAGTTAGATGAAAAAATAGGAAAACCCGTGGCCTTTGGATGTTCCTGTTTTCGCCACCCACTAATAAGCGGCGTGGTCGAGGAAGCCCGAAGGCTCCCTACTTTTTCGCTCTATTCTTAGAGCTAGACATGATTTTTAAGTTGTTAGAAGAGTTGTCAGTAGCGTTACCGTTTGAATGATCAATGTCCTTACCTGATAGCTTGGACTTACCGTGTTTCGAGATCATCATACGCCGTGCCTTATTACGCGACACACGCTTCTTAACTTGCTCAGGACGAGCCTGATACTCTTTATCGTAGTCTGAATAGACCCGTCCTGATTTGCTCATGTGTTCTTCCTAATCTTCATTTTATTAGGCTTGGCGGTCTTTGCGGCACGTTTGAAATTAGCAGCACTCGGTGCGCCTTTCTCACCAGCTTTACGCATAGTCTCGCCTGATCCATTTTTGATACGTTGCCGTTTCTTATGGATATTTTCGTATAGTGACATCTAGCCTCCTTAAAGGATGTTAGAACGTGCCAACTTAGCTTCTACCTGTGCGCGGAAAGCGGAGTCATTCTCATACGCAGGGTTCTGCATATCTGTCATGAGTTGCTGGACGCTATCGTAAGCGCCACCACCACCGCCTTGCAGACTGCCAGAGAGGTTCCGCGAAGGCTCTAAACCTTCTGAAGCGTCTCGACGCGCTGCGACTGCGCGAACAGCCATTTGGATCGCTTGGAAATCGTTAGAGTCCATGACACTGTTGAAGTAATCAATCTCACCGTCTTCAAGATTGTCAGCGGCCCATGTGGTCAACTCATTGTAACCATCGGCACCGCCTACTTCATTCATGATCGAGCCACGTTGGCCCTCTACCATGTTCAATTGGCCTTCAATGTAGCTATCGACTAGCTCACGGGGAATACCCGCTTCCTTTAGTGCATCATAGCTTTCTTGAGAGAGGTCGCCGTTTTCCCAGAACTCCTGTGAGAGTGTATCGTAATCCACCCCGACATTTTCTAGGTCCTCGCGTACCTCTTCTTCTCCTGCTTCGTAATCAGCGTCATTCTGAGAACCCATACGCTTTTCTAGCTCAGAATATGCCTGTGCCATGTCTTCAGCAGATTTGAATTTCTCAGGTAACCACTCAGGGCGGTCTTCACCACCTTGTTCTTCTACACCAGCGTCCATTTCAGCCGCTTGCTCTTCCAAGCTAGGGCCTTCTGTTTCACCTGACGTGTCGATAACTACTTGTTCGACCATTGTTATTCACCATTTCCTGCGACAGTTTCTCGAATTGCACCCGCAGCTTCTTTTGCAACGGGACCTGTCGCGGCTTTTGCCATCTCTGCCATTTGCAATTGTTGCTGTTGTTGCATTTCTTGTTGTCGTTCTTGTTGCATTTGTTCTGGGGACTTAATCAAACCGTCCATGTCGATACCCAATGCAGTCCCGACACGAGTGATGTAATCACCCACGTTCATGAACTGGCCGACAGCCTGAGGTCCCAGTGGTTGTAGAGCCTGTAGGAACATCTGATATTTATTCATATCATGTCCGCGCCCAAGAGCTTCTAGACCAGTAACGATTGTTGGATTTGCCACGCCTTTAGGAAGCTGTGGTAATTTCTTCTTCTTGGTCATCCGTGCAATGATACGGTTGACTAGAGGTAACTGAAATTCCTGACTTAGGATCGAGTACACACCACCCAGAGCATCTTCAAGTTCCCCTGCCATGTAACGGACCTCTTCGGCTGTCACACGTTCACCAGCGCGTTGCACTGCGGAGTTCATAAGGAATGCAAAAGACAAGCGTTCAGTGATTGTCGCAGCCGTAGATGACGCAATCGACATATCTGCTTGTTTCTGTACCTGCAAAGTTGAGACTTCAGCAGCGTTGCCAGAAACGATACCACCGTTGTCTGCTTTGGAAATGTCTCGCGCACGTGTTGAACCGTTCGGTGCAACCATGAAGACAACCTTAGCGGACACTGCGGACGCCTCTAGGATAGCTTTGGACAAACCTTCGAGTGAGATAAGATCACCAATGTATTCTTCTACATATGATCGACCATAGTCTTCACCGTCGATACGTGTCCAACGCAACGGAAGCATAGGAGCTTTGTCTAGTGGGTACTTACCTTGAGAGTTAGGTACGATCATACCGTCAAGTTCTTGATACAAGACGTACTTGTTACCCTCACGATACATCTTTGTGTAAAGATTTATTTCGTCAGATTTCTTGTTGTTGTCATCGCTAGGAAGGTCACCCTCTTTAGCCATGAGCATTTTCTGGATGTCTTCAGGCAGTGTTGCCCGTGACATTGTTTCTTTAACGATAACCTCGATTACTTCGCCCATCGGGTCGCGCTTAACTACATAGCGAGACAGCGGGAACACCCGTGCGCCGCCCTCAGGGGGCAAGTAGAGTAGCACGTTACCTGCAACGATAAGTTGTTTGAGAGCCTCAAAGATAGGTGAGCGCATACCAGAGTTTTCAATCTCTGTCATAACAGCTCGTTCATACTTGTTGAGAGCTTCGTCAACTTTCGCTCTAGCGCCTTCTGTCTGCGCTAATTCTTGGACCGTGAAGTCGTCAAGACGCATAGCGAAGAACGGGGCGTTAGGAGGTAGCAACGACAACAACAACTTAGACGCTAGGTTGTTCACGCCACGAGCGCCTACACCTTGATAAGGCGTATAGAGCTTTGTCGAGGACGTGTGGCCTTCGTCAGGGACCAGAGAAGGGATAGTTAGTTTAGCCGCTTCTCTTGCCCGTTCTAGGTATGTTGTTCTGTGCGAAGAAAGGTTCTCGTACTTTTTAGCGCATTTATTATCACCGTTTTGCACGATCTACCCTCCAAGGTTAGTAATTTGTTTTTCCACTTTTCACCATGCCGCCCAGCTTATTGCTGTCAGAGGTGTACTGGTTACGCTTATCAATCTTGTAAGATTTGAAACCTTTAGACCGCTTATCGAGACCAGTTTGATCTTCGTTAGCATCACTAAACTGTGGCACTTCTTGTTCCAAAGTAGGAGGAGCTGCGGGGGGTGGTGGTGGGGGCGGAGGAGCCTTTGGGCTGTTCATCATGCACATAGTTAAGTCTTCCGAATTGCCATTGGGTTTGCTGCGGATTTGGCTGGACGCTTACGCTTATAACCGTCAACACCTTCAGCAGAGCGTTTGATCGCGATGTTATCTTCTTGTGTCTTGGAGGCTTTGCGCTTCGCAGAACCACCGCCATCACGACCACCACCGACACCATCAGCAGGGTCGATAAGTTCTGGGGCTGTGACAGGTGAGCTAGAACCTGTGCTTACAGGTTTAGGTGCTGCAACATCTTTTGAGTCGTACACATCAGCGTTTGAACGTGTCGTACCGCCATTAACACCTACGTCAACTGTAGGAGCTTGGTCCAAAGTAGTGCCACGTGAAACTGTCAGCGATCCTGTACCGTTTTTAGCCTTGTAGGTGCTTACGTTACCAGCTTTCAAGTCTTTCGCTGTCACACTACTCTTACTGTTAAAGTTAGTGGTCTTACCTGTTACTTCACTAGCTGTCCGATCACTACGGTTAGTGTCGTTTGAGTATGTGATTTGCTTAGCCTTAGACGTGCCAGCTTTCTTTGTGGGAGCGTAGCCAGAACCTGCAAACATATCCGCGTCTAGGTTACGACCACTAGATGTGGACTTAGGTTTAGAAGAGCCCTTACCACCGCCAGCAGTTTTAGGCTTAGGTGCTGGCTTAGATGAAGAGCTAGATTTGGACGTAGGTTTAGAAGAGCCCTTACCACCACCAGAAGTTTTAGGCTTAGGCGTTGGTTTTGGCTTTGGCTTAGACGGCGAGCTAGATGACGAACCGCCACCGCCGCCACCACCGCCACCTGAACCGAAGACGATCTGCGGCCCGAATAATTTGTTTAGGAACATTTATAATATCCGTTTACTAAGGGTTATGTGATTTAGTTTGAAGCCTCGATCTT